GCGGTGCGCCATTGTTTCATATATTCCCGTCTTTTTTCCTTCAGTGCATCGTGATCTATTGAATCAGTCATAGTGCTTAGGTTTTCTTGCCGCGTTTATAGGCCATGACCTTTGACAGATCGCCGGTCTTAAGAGCCTCTTCACGCAAGCGTTCAAGGGTGGAATCCACACTGCCTGAAATGCGTCCGCCTCCAGTGGAGATGGTGCGTTCAGGTGATGCGGCTGCTTTACGGTTCGTTACTTTCAACTGAGTCTCCAGTTTCGCTACCGCAAAGGCGAACTTCACGGGGTCAGTAATGGAAGAAAGTTCCTTGGCCTTAGCTGCGTTCTTGCCAATTGCGTAAACGAGCAAAGCTGGATTGTCGGAGCCTTGAAGCACAATCCCTTGCTGCGTGATGTTGAAGGTATCCAGAGCCGTAGCTTCTGCATCTTCATAATCGCGCACCCTGAGAGTGGCTTTGGCCTTTTCATAGTCTTCGAGCTTCTTCTGCCAGGCTGCGGACTCTGCCTCTTGGGCTTCTCGCTGGCTGGCTTCAGCTTGATCGGCTTCGCGCTTGCGCTCATACCAATTAGCTATTTCTTGCTCAAAAACATCTGAATCGTAATCGCATCCTTCAAGGCTAGGCTTTGCACCTAATACGACCGGCTTGTTCTCAGTCGCAGTTGTGGTCAGCTTGGCTTCGAGTTCACGGATACGCTTATCCTTTTCCCGATTTGCCTTTCGCAATTCGCGCACCCATGCAGGCGCTTTGGTTTCTTCCTGTTGAGGCGGCGCTTCCTCACCAATGGAAATTACGACTTCATCTTCATCTTCAGGCTCAACATCGTCAGCGGCGGTATCGGTCTCACCAGCGTCAAAAGCTTCCTGATCAATTTCGATGACTTCATCAATCTCCGTGTCTGCCATATTCATAAGTTACCCCATTAACTCATCCGAATTGCGCGGCGGATGGAACCGCATTCATTTGTGGCTGGAGTGCAGCCCCAATCTTTTCAGCAGTCTCGATAGCCGACTTGCGCTGGTCAATGTCGATGTTCGAGATGGTCTCTGCTGTCTTGGCGCGGGTTTCTTCCGTGCGCGCCAAGCTATATTCTGTGTCGGCCTGAGCCTTCAGTGCCAAAGCCTGGGCCTTTTCAGCCTCTGCCATCAGGAACATTGACTGCGGGTCAGGCTGTTGTCCCTGTGCCATCATGGCTTCCATCATCTGCTGCTGTTCTTCCTCGGTGGGCTTTACAACACCCATCTGAACAAGCTTCTTGCGGAAGAAGTCCTTAATGTCAGAGATGCCTTCACCGTCCATGTTCATAATCGCCATAGACTGAAGGATCATCTGCGTTTCAGGATCGCTTGTAACCTGCATCATGCCAGTCAGCGAACGGACGGTGGATTCGCGGCGGCTGGTGAACGATGGGCCAACATCGACAGCAACATCAAAGTTGGCTTGGCTTAGATCATTCTCGTAAACCAATTCGCCAGTTTCAGCGTCAATGGTCGGCTTCATCATCTCGATGGATTCAACCTGCTCCATCGCGCCGATTGACTTCATCTTACGCCCTTCTTCGACGTAAATGTCCTTAGCCATCGACAGCCATATCTCACCGCAGCGGCGCATAGCTTTCGCCATGTTGGTCATGTAGATGAATGACTGCATGTCCAAGCGGGTCTGGATCATCTCAACGGCTTTACCGCTGATGTTGCTGACCATCTTGTCCGCTTGCTGGTTGTTGCCCAGAATCTCAGCCATATCCTGCTCGGTCAACTGCAAGAGCGCAGCCATCGCCGGAGGAATGTCGGAAGACTTGGTATAAGCAACAGGGCCAGCGGCTTGCGTCTCGCCATTCGGGCCGGTGATCGGATTGACCAGCAGATACGGATAATTACGGATATTATCCTCTGCCCACATCACCTGGTGACCAGCAACCTGTTCAGGAACGAGGATCGGCTTTTCAACGGATGAAAGCGCACTGATCTCACCCAGCTTTGAAAGCTGCATGTTCTTCAGGCGCTGCGGATCTTTAGCTAGGCGAACATGGCCCATGCAACGCTCGACGTTATCAACGAACCAACGCTTGCCGTAATAGGGAACGATCGGAATGTTCTTGCCCGCGATGTAGCCAGCATCTTCAAGAATGCCGCCGCCGCTCATGATGTATTTATGGACGCGCCGACGCTTTACCCGCTTCTGGCGAACCTCGATGGTTCCAACAGCCAAGAGAGTTTCTTCAAGCGTTTCGTCTGCGTCAAAGTCTGCCTGCGTGTAGCGTTCTTCCTCGCCAGTGATGGTCTGGAATATGCGGATCGTCTCGCGCACTTCTTCAACGCGGTAATATTCCGCCACGAACACAACGTCTGGCGTGTCCCAGTCAAATTCGTATTGGTGAATCTCTTTAGGCCATGTGGTCGGATCATCGTTCCATTCAGCGCGATAGGCTTCGCGGGTCATCGAGTAGAGAACGAAGCAATATTTAGCGTCCGACTTGTCCTGGCGCTTTGCGTCTAGATCGAAGAATACGCTGCTGTCAGCGTCATAGATCGGCTCAAAGCGAATGCGCTGCTTTTCATTCTCATCGTCTTCATCGTCTTCATAAACGGTGCGCAGACGCCATGCACCAAAGCCACCGCCAACACCTTCCTCGAAAGCATTGTCGAAAGCTTCATCTGCCACGCTGTCCTGTTCGTCAGCGCGATACAATCCGTTGCAAGTCTCAGCCAGCTTGTCGTCTTTGGTTCCGTCCTTGGACACAAAGTCAACGCCGATGCGGTTGTTGCGGTATTCGTTGATGATACGAATGACGCTCAGGTGAATTTTGTTTACCTCAAAGCGCGGCTTGTTCTCGAACTGCTCACCGATGGGGCCTTCCCATTGTGCGCCAGCGAGTGAATAGAAACGGCGATCCTGAAGGCACTGCAAGCGTTCATCGCGCATGGATGACTGACAGCGATCGAACTCAGTCAATGCCGCCTGATGCACATTGCCGAGCCGTTGTTCTCTATTCAGTCGAGCCATTTACCACCTGTTCACCGTTGCTAGAGGCTGGACTTCAACAGCCTTTTTAGGTGCTGCTCTACGACTTGCCTCGCACGCATAACGCAGCGCGTCTATTAAGTGATTATCACGATCTGCAAGAACTGGCAATACTGCGCCTGTCAGCGGGTCGGTCTTATAGCTGTAGCAGGATAGCTCATCAATCGTGTGCTTGCAGCGGGGATGCACCACAATGTCGTGCGACTTGAGCCATTCGATCCCTTCCTCGACAGACTTCGGGCCTTTGATCGCTGGCATGATCTTCGGGAAACCGTGGCGCTGCATGTGGCTGATCGTCTCAGGCCGGGCGCTGTCAGCAACGATGGGCCATTTCTCGGACTCTGGCACAGTCAGGAATAGATCGGGCGTGTCCATAATCTCACAACCCACCCGATAGGCTTCGTGATCGACATAGATCGTGCGTCCGATAACGTGACAGCGGATCAAGACGGTCGGATCTGAAGCGAAGCCCCAGTCAGCGCCGAAGCGATGCGTTGCGTCTTCAGGCGTTTCGAATTCCTCGATGCTCCAGTTGCGGAACACCCGCGCCTCGCTGTTGCTGAGATAGCTGCCGAGCCAGACGTGCTTGTATTTGTCAGGATCGCGGCTTCGGTCATATTCCATTTCCGCTTTGAGAACGTCAGGGAACCACGGATTGTCCCGATAGTTCACCTCACGGACGATAGCATCAGGCGGCGGATTGGGTCCACGCAGAAGCGAATCCACTGGATCGCTGGCTTGATTGGGGTTCCAAGTGAACCACAATTCCGATTCAGGCTTGCGAATTGTCGGGCGAAGCAGATCAAGCGACCGCTGTGATAGTGATTGCGCTTCCTCAACCCATGCGCAGTCATAGCCTTCGAGCGACTTGATACTGTCGCTGGTGTGATTTTGAAGGCCCTGGAATATAATCAGCCCGTCACCATGCCGAGACTTGATCTGCGTTTCCTGCACTTCGAAATAGGATTGCACGCCCATCTGCTCGATCTTCAGTTCAAGCAGGCGCTTGACCGATTGCGCCAATGACTTTTGGATCTCACGCACGCAGACAGATCGCCGCTTCTGGTCGATCACGTGCGCTTCGATCATGGCTTCAGCAAAGCCGTGGCTCTTGCCTGATCCGCGTCCACCATGTGCGCCCTTATAGCGACTGGGCTGGAGGAACGGCTTGAACCAGCGCGGGGTCTTAATCGTCAGCGTTGTCATCAATCACTTCGCGCAGGATGTGATGCACCATATCGCCATTAACGTTTAGCTTTGATGGAGCGTCTAGACCGATCATTGCGTTGATGGCTTTAACAGCGTTCACCTTGTCGCTTGGCTTGGCGTCTTTGTCTACGCCCTTGGCTATCGTGGAGAGAACGTCTAGGCTGTCTGCCATAGTCCAAACGACACGTTCAGCGATTGCGGCTTTAAGTTCAGCAACCCTTCCCGATATATTCCCGTCAGCCATTAGCTCACAAGCGCGCTTATATGTGGTTTCAGGCTTGGTCGTTGGCTTCACATCAAAAGCTGCTCGATAAGCGTCAGCTTGGCTTTTGCCTTGTGCGACTTCTTGAGCAAATCGCTCTTGTTTAGGTGTCAATGCCATTGTCTCAGCTTCCATAAAAGGACTGGTAAAGCCACTATAGCAATTCCTATGCTACCAAACAAGCCGATGGCAGTCCAAAGTGCAGCGAGACCTAATGCGTCTGCCTTATTCATCACCTTCTTCCGATTCTATGCCGTCAACAGTCCACAACACGTCTTTTGGCTGACCAGTGATGTGGAATGTATCCCCAATGTTAAGCGGGAAAGGCTCATAAGCAGGGCCGACCAGATATGTTATCGGCCTTTGATGCTCATTCGTCCCAGCTTTTTTCAATCTAATGCGCATCACATCACCCCATAGTGCTGAAGATAGAACTTCGCCCAAACGTCTGTTGGGTAACGCCCAGCTTTCCAGTTATCGCGTAAAGCAGCCTTTGACATTTTGCCTCGTTTCCATCTGTCTAGGTCTATCAGGAATTGCGTGCGGTTATTCATCCCCGCTTGATAGCAATCTTTCAGCCTGTATCTGCCCCATTAATCGAGCGTTTGGCTTTTCAGTGGCTGCCAGCATTTTTGCATCGCCTCCCAAGTGCCGAAGCGCATAAAACGGATTGGCATAATCAAACCGCTTTGGATTCGTGATCTCCAAACATTCCTTGATCGTCGGGAAAAAGATGCAGCGCGCCTTCAATTCGTCTGTCAGCGCCTCTAAGCCTTCAGCCGATAGATGACCGAGCGATTTGAAATAATCGGCTATCAACCATTTTTCGGCCTGAACGTCTCCGCGATCTGCACGCTTGAACAATGCTTCCCAGCGGCGGAATGTTTGCAGAAAGTGCCTCTTGCGTTCGTTCTCTTCATTCAAGGAAGTCGAGTCCTTCGTCAATTGCTCTTGCAAGGCTGCTACGGCGGTCGGCAGCACCTGGCCTAGTTGTTTTGCCATTATCTTTCTCCTTTACCCAATCTGCTTTGAATGATTGCCAGCCGCGTGCAACACTTTCGGCTATCGCATCGTTTAACGTCCACCCTGCTTTTGCAGCTTCGCGTTCGATTGCCTTCAGGGCTGTTTCCGTCAGCGGCGCTTTTTTTGCTTTCCGCAATGCCTGAAAATCATTCCAAACATCATCATCGACACCGGCTACTGCGACAACATATTTCCCCCTGGGGGGATTAAGGGGGGTTATATCTGGTTCTTGGTTATTGGTTATTGGTTTATGGTTATTAGTTGGTTGAACATCTGTTGAGCGTTCGTTCAACCGACGTTGAGCAGACGCTTTACCGGCGTTAGATGCTTTGGCTGATTTATCGCGGAAATGCGTTATATCTGCATCGGCTCGATCATGACGCCATCCGCATTCGCTTTGGACAAAAAAGTCATTCAGCACCTGCATTACTTCGGCAACATGATCTCGCATCCCTATCAGCCTAGCGACTTCATCAGCGTTAATTGGCAACGGTTGTTCGCGCAGATAATAGGTATCCAGCATTCGCCGGTAAGCCAGATCCTCCATCAATGTGAGGTGGCGCGTGTGGCTGGCGTAATCGCCTATATTGAATTGGAAATAATGCACAGCTAACCGCCTTGCTTTGCGGTATCGTGGCGTCTATAATTCTTCATATTCAATGCCTCCTTAACAGGCGTTGTATCGGGTGGGGATCAAGCGGCTATTTTGATCCTCACCCAAATAAATAACCATAAATCACGCTTCAAGTCAATCTCAGTTCCCAGTCGGGAAACAGGTGCTTGAACAGCGCAGCACGCAGGGGAAAGTCTCTGCTGATCGCCAGCTTCGTTGGTGGTTTAACATCTTCAGCGATTAATCTGCCACGCTCGACATATGTAAAATCGGGTCGATAGCTTGCCACCCGTCCGTTCGCCATCTTCAAGGGCTTGCCGTCGATCACAAACTCAAACTTAGGCTCAATGGTCAATCCCTCGATCTCCCTGCCTCGCTGTAACAGGTGCAGGTAATCGCAACGCTTGGCTTCACGCTTTGAGGCATGAAGATGCCCATTCGTGCAGGCGGTTTTCTTGGCGAAATATTTAGTCACGCAAAGCCCTCTCCACCCGTTCGACCGCTGCGGCAAACTCATCGTCTCGCTCGATCAGGTTCTCGACAACGCGCACGCCATGAAAGGCTGTGCTGTGATCTGTGCGGCCCAGCATATTCGCCATCTGCAAATAGGACATATGTCCACAGTTGCGGCTCATCACATACCAGGCGACCTGCCTAGCCCTTACAGGCTTCTTTGATCGGCTGGGGCTGGTCAGTGATTGCTTGTCGATGTTGAATTCATTCATCACCGCTGTGACCACTGCCGAGCCACTGTTGCGTCTGCGGCGCTCGATGTGCGGCGGCGAATACCATTTGGGAAACATGTTCATTTCGCCAGCCTCGTATAATATTCAATTTCGTGCGGCTTCAGCTTGCTGTGCTTGAGATGATATTTTGCCAGCGCGGCAAGCAACGGATCGTCTGTTCTGCGACGAACTGTGCCGCGAAAGCTTCGATCACGCTTGAAGTCCCAGCCTGACGGGTTGCCCTGTCCTGGCAGATACTTCTTCGGCAGCGATGCACGCATTTTAGCCATGTCGGTCTTTGATAGATCAACGCCGAAGCGGTGGCGAACGTGAGCGAGGATTGTGCTGTCATCGCTTATGTACGTTGCGAGATACCGAGCGAGAGCGATTGGGGTGGATGGCGATTCATAGATCATGACTGCAGCCTTTCGACCAGATCCTGACGGCCCATTTCTTTGGCG